CCCCCCGAAGATTTTAATAAATTCTTGCATAAGTTATTTCCTCCTTAATCATCATCATAATTATCAGTTACTCCAAACATATACAACTGTTCTCCATAGGTATTACAAAATCCATACCCTATATTGATGAAACCATCATATTTAGCTACAGTTCCTAAACCTAAAGCGCTTTTGTTTTTGGAAATATTAAAAGGTATTTTAGCAACTGTGATTGTTGCTGTGATACTTGCGCTATTGCCTACAGTATCAGTTATAGTACATATAACATCATATGTTTCGTTTAATGAGTATCCACTAAACACATAACTTCCTCCACTTGAAAAGCTTGTGCTTTTAGAAATGTTATTTATTTTAATAGCTTTGCTTGCTATTGAATTGCCAGTTATTGCTGAATACGTAAATACTGGTTTGACACAAATATAAGTGCCACTGGATACATCCTTTGTACCACTTGAATTACTTCTAAATGCCTCCATAGAAATAGTAGGATAAGAATACCCAGTGACATTGATTGTTTTTGTTGTAGAAGCTGTAAATCCTCTACTATCAGTAACTGTGACTGTATATTTTAAGCTTCCACTATCCCTGATATTTGAAGTTTGACACGTATTTTTACTTCCTGCATAGCTAAAGTTATTGCCACTAACCGCATAATTGGTAATTGTTGCTCCATATTTAGCTGTTGCTGAAATAGTAAATTTAATATTGGATCTATTTTGTAAACATAGACTTCCAAAGGGATCAATAATACTTGTTACAACACTATTTATAGTTGGTTCAGCATTTGTCATCTGATATGTTCTATCGTGATAACTTGCCCAGGAACAGTCATTTGAATATAGTCCTATACGAATAGTGCATGTTTTGCCCTTACATGCTTCTCTTAACTGTTTTCTTTCATCATTGGTAAGTTCCCATGTAAACGTACCACTCGTACCACTTAATGTCCTTTTAGCGTAATGTTCTCCATTAGGATTTGGTTCCAACCAACATTCCATATTGAAGTTACCTGGATTACTGTATTTGAACCAAGGATTATCAGTATCTTTGAAAGTTGTTGGTGAATCGGTTATATTGGCTTGTCGAGGAATAGTGGTTAATGTATGTGTATATCCATTTTCACTTGAACTGAATCTATCATGACTGATCCAACCACTTACACCAATCGCCTTTGAACCATCACTATTATGTCCTACAGTTACATCCCAAGTTCCTAATCGAATTGCACTGGAAGTAATTTTTTGGCCAGTACCTATTCTAGCACTATATACTGTTCCATTTATACGAGCATATACTGTACCATTACCATATGTCGTATATCCTGTATTTGTACGCCATATATCAATCCAAACACGAACAACTGATGTGTTAGAATTGATGTCATATGACAGTTCCTGCGAATTAACACTGTAATTTATATATTTATTAGTGGTTCCAAATGTTGCCATATATTACCTCCTACAAAATTAACAATCCTAAATCTTCATCATAGATAATTTGAAAAGTACCCAGGTTGATTTGTTTCATTACAACTGCTTGTGATATGTTCAATTGCTGATTTGAAAGATAAGCTATTCTTTTATCATTTTCATAAAAGCCAAGTTCAGTATTAGATAGCCTTACATCAAATGGACTATTACTAGATCCTAATTTTAATACTCCACTTTCAAATTTTGCCCATTGAGAAATTTCTTCTTTAGTAGCAACTCCTGTTAGCTTATCAGTAATAGAGTTAACGTTATTCGTAACCAACTGAATTGAACTGGCATTTTGAATAATTTGAGAACTAAGACTATTGATAGATGTCGTATTATTAGTAGTTGTTGTTTGCAGTTCTTCTACTAATGATGTTAATGAGTTTTTTAATTGAGTTATCGCTGAATTATATTCAACTGATATTTCTTGTCTCATATTGTTCATATCATCAGCATAATCGTTAACAATCTCCCAAGTACCACTTGAACTGTCATATCTTTTTAAAGTTTGTGTAGTTGTATCAAACCACAACTTTGTATGATCACTGGGTGCAGTTGCACTTCTAATACTTGCATCTTCTCCATCATCAATTCTAATCAAAGTCAGAATTGCACTAGATTTAACTGCCATATATTATCCCTCTAATTGTGCAGTATATGTTGCTTTGTTTGTTACATCCCCTGCACTAACCGTGAATGTTTGACCAGTTCCAACGGCAGTTGCACCAGCATCTTTGTACCATTTAATAGTTCCTAATGCTGTAATAGCAGCGCTAGTTAATTCTGTAGCACCTTTATACACATGAGCCGTTAAAGTTGTGGCGATTGCAGTATTCTTAAATACATTTCCATTAGAAGATGTAATGTTCATATAAATGGCATCATTACCTTTAGCACCTGTTTCCCCTTTATCTCCTTTATCACCTTTAGCACCATTGCTTCCATTTTTAGATACAGTATAGCTAACAGCTGTTTTACTGTCGCTGTAAGTCACTGTTACTCTTGTCCAAATATATTGCCCAGCAGTTGCTGTTGGTGGAGTTGTAGACCATCCACTTGTAGGTGTAGTAGTTCCACTTGTTGATTGAACGTATTCAGTAACTGTTTTAGATACTGTAGGTGATGAACCATTAGCGCCTTGTCTAGCGACTGAATAAGATACCGTGGAAGTACCATCACTATAAGTTACTGTTGTTTTTGTCCATAAGTAGTTTCCTGCGCTAACTGATGGAATAGTATCTTGCCATCCACTAGTTGGTGTTGTTGTTCCACTTGACGAACCGACATATTGAATTGATTTAGAAGAAATCTTAACACTTGTTCCTTGAATTCCTTGATTTCCTTTAAAAGCAATAGAATAAGAAAATACTTTGTTAATGGTAACTTCGTTTACCGTTCCTTCATTGATGATTACAGGAATAGTGAAACTTCCAGTTTTTGTTAATGCACTGGTTGCAGTGATTGTGATAGTAGGCATTGGAGTCTTTCCGTCACTAACTGCACTGATACCAGTAGGACAAGAAATAGTTCCAATTTTTACTGATGCAGTCTCAGTACCTTGTAATGCCATTACTTGTGTGGCTGTTTGTTGTGTCCCATCGACACTAGTAGTAGTTCCTAAAAATGTATAGTTATCATTAGTTAGTACGACTGTATAACCATCGGTCATGTCTAATAAATCTACTTGATTACTAGCTTTAATAGTTGCCATGTTTTTAATCCTCCGTTATTAATTCACAGTTAAATACTGCTTTTTTATTTATATCTTGTGGACTTATTGTGAATATAAAGCCCTTATCATTCATTCTAGGGTCATCAAGTGGTACTGGCGAAAACTCTTTTTCTCCAAATTTCTTTACATGCCATTGAAGATATGCATTTTTTCCAAATCTTTTTTCCAGCTGTTCAGCACTTTCAATTCTTTCAGCACCGACATAAATATGGACTGTCAATATAGTTGCAATATCACTATTTTTGAATGTATTTCCATTCGAGGATTCAATATATAGAGTTATTGCATCATCACCATAAGTTCCCATTATAAGTGGTTCACTTGTTCTTGATGAACCATCAGTATAATTTGTAACTGAATATGTCCATAGATATTTATTATTTGCATTTATAGTTTGGATAGATGTTGTCCATCCCTCACTGTCTACTCTTATATCTTTACTTTTACTTGATGCTAAATAATAGGTTGTAATATTTTGAATTCCTACTCCTTGTTCAGCTAATGAAAAACTTACATATAATCTAATCGAAGTACCTTTATATGCAACATCACAAACGTATGTTACATTAGGAAATTTGTTTGTCATAATATTTTTGTTAACTGATAAAATACCATCTTTTACGATTTCATAACTACTGTCTATGTCGACTTCCTTACTATTGATTATTTTTTTATAACTAATCGTACAGTTACTTAATTCTATAATTACATTGCCGTCCATAATACAAGGTGTAATGATTGCTGGTGTAATGGTCCAATCAGGAATGTAAGTTCCATTATCATTTAATTTTTGAGTTAATGCAGTATTAGTAACGTCTAGAAAACTATTTCCTAAATGAACTGCATCACTTTCATCAACTATTGTTGTGTATCCTGTATCAAATTGAATATTGTCCAATGTAAATACGCACTTAACATTAACTGACATATTAATATCATCAGGAGTTAATGTGATAAATTTACCTGTTTTGTATTTTTTATCATTTAAATACCATTGAAAACTTAGATCATTATAATTTTCAGTAACATCTTCATTAGAATTCATAACATGACATGCAATTTTAATACTTTGATTATAACTATTAAGTATAGTTGCACTAGGTACAAGATTAACAGTAATCAATGAAACATCCAAATCATCTATTTTGGATTCTATTTCATTAATCTTTGTTTTGATTTCTTCATTTGATAATGATAATTCACCCATTTTAGTATTTAGATCTTCCTGCTCTTTAGCAACGATATCTAATTTTAATTTTTCTTGGTCTTGAGTTATCTGTAATTTTCTAATTCTTGTTGAATTGGTAATTTTCTTAATAACACGTTCTTCGTTTTTGGTTGGAGTATTTCCATCAACTTCACTTATAGAAAATTCTCCACCTTTATATGTGATAGACAAATCAGTAACCATAAAATTGAATTCATCATTATAATTTACTAAACATCCTGGTAACAAGTTATCTATTGAAATCATTGATAGGCTTTTTGTTGAATAAAATGTTAATCCATTTAATTGATCATATAGTTTATCAATCAAATTTTGTTCATCTGTTAAGTATAAATTGTTAGAATCTAGAAATATGGTATTACCCGTTGTATCTCCTTTTTCTAATGGATTTAACCCATTTTCATAATAAATTCTAGACACGCAGTACAATTCATTTTTTTCATAGTTTGTTAACGTATCAGTTTTAGCAAACGCATCCTTAGTCACTTGAACAAATTCAAGTGAGCCTTTACCGCTTGCAAATACATTTGCTCCAAAAAGCTCAGCAATCCATCCTAAGTAGTTTCTAATAACAATGGTGTTATCGTACCAGGAAACTTCTTTTTCTAAGATATACGCAGGAATATTGGTTCTTACAATAGAAAGACCAGTCAGCGTTTCTATTTCATCTAACTGGTCTTTAATCGTTACTGGATAAGATAATTGAGTTGTATATGGAACATCCAATTCATAGTTGTTATCATATAATTTTAAGCTTAATGACTTTGTATATTTTTCGGGTTGGTCGTAAACCTTAAAATATCTTACTTCACAATTTTCATTTTCTTGTACTTCCCAATATTTGGTTATATCCAAATCATCAAGAATACCATCATAGTTATCAAATTTAAGATTTAATTGCATAGTAGGTACATTTCCAATGATATAGCCATTAGCAAAAGAAATTGATGACTTATATTCAGTTAATCTATGTGTTACATCTAAATCTCCATATTTTATAAGCATTTTCTACACCTCAATCAAAGCAAAAGAAAAAGACTGAACTTTTAATCCCGTCTTTGTTCTTATATAATTATATTTTTTATTTCCGGCATACATCTTCTTCGTGCCCCTAATTCCATGATCAGGAATATACAACTCAACATTGAATTCAGTAGGAGTAACAGCATTTAAAATACTCACGACATCAACAAATGTCTTTAAATTCCATGTCAATGTTACTTTTAACATATTGGATCTAATTCTATTTCTTCTTAAAACACCAGTAGCAATAGGTCTTACACTATCTCCGTCTAAATCTTGTATTTCAACACTAATATCAGAAGGTGTAGGCAATAATACACCATTTGCTTTTATTCTTGCTTCATCAGCCATTTTCCTACACCTCCTTAATAATCAAATACTGGCTTACCAGTTTGCGCTTCATATTCTTTGATATTATCAATCACCATTCTAGTTAAAACTTTACCATTTTCTAAAACTAAATTGATAACATAAGTACCTCCATTACCATTATCAACTTGTGGCAATCTTTCAAAAATCTTTTGAGCAATTAAGTCTAAACCTCTAGTATTTCTTTGTAGAGGGATAACTGCTTCAGTTCCTGCTTCCCCAAAGATTGCAGGAGTTGCTTTTGAAACAACTGCACCTTCAGCCAATTTTGGAATTTTTGAAATATTAAATCCTTTTCCACCGATACCTGGAACCCAATTAGGAATTTTAATTTTATTTAATCCACCGATAAAACTGTTGATTCCACTAATGATTGCATTAATAGGCGCTTTAAATATTCCAGCAAAACCACTAACTATATTGCTAAAGATATTCTTAACACCATTCCATGCTCTTGCCCAGTTTCCAGTAAAAACTCCACCAACAAAGTCAATGATACCACTTAACACACCTTTTATTGTGTTCCAGATAGCTGTTACTGTAGAGCAAAATGCATTAAGAGGTACACCTAATAAGCCGAATGCTTTTGTCCAATCATTCGTAAAACCTACTTTTAAGAAATTAGCAAATCCTTCAAAGATTTTTCTAATGCCTTCCCAACAACGTTTTTCGTCACCAGTGAACACACCAACAAAGAAATCAGTTAAGCCTTGGAACATTTCAATAACATTAGGAATTAATTCATTGATTAAATCTCCCCATGATTTGAATGTATCACTGAACGATCCAACGATAAAATCAACTAATGGTGATAACACATTATCCCATACCCAATTAATAGCATCACCTATAGCTTGGATACCTGGTTTCCATGTATTCCATACTTCTAATATTCCTGATAATGCAATTGATAATACGCTTACTAGGAAGTTTGCTAATGGAGCTAGTACATTTTTCCAAAGTGATAAGGCAATCGTAAATACCGCCTCTACTGCTTTGACAAATGTTTTAGCAAGGAACATTGCTATTGGTACAATAATTGTATTGAATAGATCCAATAGAAAATTAAATATTGGTACTAAAATACTCTTATAGAAATTATCTAATATACCTGTTAATTCACTAATAGAATTATTTACTAATTGTCTAAAACTATCACTTGTTTGATATAAATACACAAGTGCAGCTGTGACTGCAGCTACTATTGTTGCAAAAAATGCCGCAGTACCTGCCGTAGTTCCAAATATAGCCTGGAATCCTACAAGTACGCCACTTCCTTCAGTAATGCTACCCACAAAGACTGAAACAGCGGTTGCTAACCATTGAAACGGAGCAATTAGTGCACCAATAGCTGCAGTAATCGCTCCCCAATTCATAATTGTTTCAAATGTCAATAACCCTGCTCCTATCCCAGCAAGAAGTGCTATGATAACAGGACTATTTTCTTTTATCCAATCTTTAATTGAATTCAATTTCTTGAGTACTTTATCTACTGCTTTATCAACACCACTTGTATCGGGTTCTCCAAAAGCGTTATCCCAATCAATAGAGCCAACATCATAGCCTCCGCCACCAGCTCCACCAGCCCCGCTTCCACCTGAACCACCTGAGCCTGATGAATCACTTGCGCTGATTGTGTTGATTTCATCAAAGGATGCTAAAGAACCTAAGGCCTTTGCCGTTTTCTTGGCTTGACCCTCAGTACCTTTCAATGACTTATTTAAACCACCAGTTGAAGCTGTAGCTTTTTTAGCTGAATCACCTGCAGCAGTAAATCCAGCACTTGCTTGTTTAGCTCCACTCTTTTTACCAAATAATTTACCAAAAACTCCTGCGATTACATTTGCTAATGTAATCAACTTTCCAATAATCATATTGATCACTTGAATGACTGGTGTTAATACAGCAATCAATCCATTACCAATAATTCCTAGTAATTGTTTGAACTGTTCTTGTAAGATACGTACTTGATTGGCCCATGTTCCACTTGTTTTAGCAAAGTCCCCTTGAGCCATTGATAATTGATTCAATACAAAATTGTATCTCAAAGTAGTTAATTCAGCTTGTGACATATCGCTTACATTCTTACTGATTCCTTGGCTTAAAGCATATGATTGTAAGTTTGTTTGTGTCATGACGATACCTAAATCTTTTAATGTTTCAGTTTCACCAGTAAATACTGATTTCAATTTAATATCAGCTAATTCTTGAGAAATATTATAGAAAGAAGCAACATCACCTGATAGACCAGCTAATGTTATTGCCATATCACTTGCTTTTTCTTGTCCTAGCCCCATACCTGAAGCCATGGCCATATAAGTTGATGCTGTCTTTTTAGCTGAGAGTTCACTCATACCAAACTGTTGAATTGAATTTTTAGCAAATCGCTCGGCTTTCCATGCCATATCGCCAAATGCTGTATCAACTACGTTTTGTACTTCTGTAATATTTGAAGCAACTTCTATAGCTTCTTTCCCTAATTTGTATAAGCCAAATCCTGCAGCTACTTTAGCAACCATGGATTTAATACCACTTACGGCTTTGCTAATTCTTCCAGTAGAACTTTCAATACTACTTGCTGATGTTTTAGCTTCATTTGTTGCATTTTTCAATGCATTGCTGAACTTACTCGTTTCAGCTGAGATGATAACTTTTAATTCTTCTAATGTCTTTTTAATCATCTCCTTTAAATTTCTTATTGTAACTGTTAGCAAACCTTAATCTTCTTGCTTTAAAGCTTTCAAATTCATCTTGTTCTTTTTGGATATAGTATTCTTTCTTTTCATCTTCAAATAAATCAGGATAGTAATCCCATATTTGTTTGATGTCACTTTCACTTGCTTTTTCTTCACTGAATATAATACTAATTCCTCTTAATAACTGATCAGCAAGATTGTGATTATGGATTGCTATTTGCTTTTGTTTCATTCTTTCTTTTCTTCGGTAGGATTCAATATAATCTCCTATTTCTAGTACCGAAGACTCCCAAAATAAAAATGAACTAATATCACAATCTAAAGCAATTGGATAAAGTTCATTTATTAAATCGGTTAAAAATTCATATTCTACATTAGCTCCTTCGCTTCCACTAGTTTCTTGTCCATTGTGTCCGCTTGAGCTCGTGAGAAAAAACCACTTACTTGATAAATTGGTAAAAATACATCTGTCATGAATGACATTTGTGTTCCACCTTCCTCACAGTATTTATCAAACATTGTAATTACATCATCTTCTTTGATGCCGTGTTGAAACTTTTTCAATGCACCATGAGTAATAAGTAACATTACTTTTAATGGTGGCAATGCTCCTTCTTCAGCATTAGAAACAACTGTTAAAAGATTAACTCTTAATTTTGATTCTAAATTAACAATTTCAGAAGTACTTAATTTTAATTTGTATTCTTTTCCATCTACTTTCCAAATAGTATAAGGCTTTCTTTTAGGGGTTTCTTCAACTGTAACTTCAACTTCTTCTAATTCACCACTTAATGCTCCCATTTAATTTCTCCTTTCTATGCAATTTCAGGATCTGTAATTTCAAACGCTGATGACAATGCAATATTTAAATCAAATTCAATAACTCCATTAACTCCACCACCAGTACGTTTAACTGAAACTTGACCTGTGAACTCAGTAGTTGTTCCATCTTTTAATGTTTCTTTAAAAGATAGATTTTCTCCTGATGCTTCATATGCTCTTAATACACGATAAGGGCTGTCTTTTGCTGTGTTATCATATTTGAATTTATAAGTAATATCCCCTGGATCTCCAATACCCATTTCATACATTTTTTGAGTATCATCTAAATCTGTATTTTCAACTTTTTCAGGATCTACACCGATTTCAGGAATTTCTTTTAATCCTTTTAATTTTGTATAAGTAGTTACTGTTTTGCTTTTAAATTCTAATTTAGCACCATTCGCTAACATACATTTTCCTCCTTGACTTTTTAACTTGTATGATAAATAAACTGTTTATCACAGTCTATAATTGCTTCATATCTCATTTGTTTATGTTTTAAACCGCTAGGATCAGGAACATCCGAACATGACGTTCTTAAAAAACCTAAACCTGCCATTACTTCATCTACATCACACGCAGTTTGTGATGTGCTTTTATTATCCCAAATATCAATTCTATATCGAATGAACGAGGATTGTTCTTTATCATCAGTAAAGTCAGCTACTTTATTTTCTTCCTCGACATACTGAACCGCAGGCAAGTCGGCCCAGTTTTGAGGATAAGCATCACTTACATTCTTATTTTTTTGAGAAAGTCCTTTATAAACAATGTCTTTAACATTAATCATTTATTACATATCTCCTTTAGCTTTTTTCTAAATAATCTTTCAGTATTTTTTGCTATTGCTTGTTCTTGATCATGAAGTGCAGGATACATAAAAGGTCTAGCCATTTGTCCTCTTGTACCATAACCAATGACATCACCGTTTTTATAGATGATTTTAAAACCATATCCCTCAGCTTTATCAACTGGCATTGCATCTGCAGGTATCATCCACCCTGTTTGCTTATATTTAGGATTTACTTTAGGTGATATCCCTTGATGATTAGCCTCTCCATTAGGACCAGTACCAAATTCATAATAAGGTGCATGCTTTGAATTGGTATATACAGTAGAAGAAACTATGCCTTCTTTTACTTCGTTTTTAACTCTAACTGAACGAGCTAAAGCACCCGTATCACTTGAAATCAAAAGCTTTGCTTGACTTTGGACAATTCCCCCTGCTTGTTTAACTGCTCTCATAGTTACTTCTTGTCCTGCACCTGAATCTAGTTCAGATAATTTTTTTATGAGGTTATTAAAATCTTTATTTGTCATATTTTCTCAATTCCTATAGCTTTAAAACGCTTAAATTTTTGGATGCTGACAACTTTATAAGCAACTCCCTCATAATTTATCATGTCGTGTTCTTTAATCTCTAGAGAGCCATAATAATGCATATTTAACATATCATTTACACGCATTCCATAAAGTTCAACTTGCAGTTTAGAACTGACTGGCCATATCAAAGCTTTATCTTCATATGATTCATCACTATAGCTTTCTATGATATTACCTTCATCATCTTTTGAAGGATTATATTTATTCAGTTGAAACGTCTTGAGACTTCTTTTTTTCATCTTGTAATCTCCTTGCATAAGGTGATAAGCGATAATTGGTAATACCTGATAAAATAGCATCTTCAGTTAAATAAGATTCACTTTCTCCACCCTCATTATAAGAAGCAAGTCCTTCATTACCTTGCTTGTTATAATGAGCAATAGCAAGTTTTAATACAAATGGATATAGATCATCTATCAACTCACTTCTATTAGTTTTAGATAAAACTGTGCGCTTTGAATTTAATATAAAAGAAGAAACCAATGTATCATCAGTTTCTCCTGTTAAATTCTTAAATTCTTCTAAAAGATTATCCATTTTGCTTAATAACAGCAATCAATTCTTCTTTTGTAAGTGAGTCAATATTTTCAATTCCTAATTCTTCAGCATATGCCTTTAATTCATCTAATTTCATTTTGAAAACAGGTTTATTAGGTTTTATGCTTTCATCAATGCCTTCTAATTGTTTGATTTGCTTATTTAAATCATCCAAAGAATCGCTAACGATATAATTCAATGGATCACTTCGACAAATTTTTATAACATCTTTATTTAAACACTCTGTAGAAACAGTTGTTTTAATATTGTAAATATAAGCCATTTACTGCACCTCCTATTCAGTTGCTGGATTTGCTGTTAAAACCGCAATACATTTTGATTGGAAAACTTTAGCACCATATACATGTAATCCTTTTACAGCATCACTAAATCTTTTTTCAGGTCTATATGCTTCAGTTGATAAAATTTGTTCAGCATAAGAACCAGCTTCATCTGTTCCACCAATAATTTTGTATTTTGTTTTAGCTGTGTTTGGAACATTGTTAGAAACATAAACAGTAAAACCTGCAGCTTTACCAACTTCCCCACCTTCTAAAATTGCCTTATTATAATCAGTTCCATTTCCTACAAAACGTTCATCTTTTAATAATAAGCCATGATACCAAGCTGGAACAACTACCCAACGTCCTACTGTTGGTACATTCGCTTCAGTTAATTTAACCCCTAAATCAACAAGAAAATCATAAGCTGTATCTTTTGTTGGTACTTTTGGAGTTGTATCACTACCAATAGTATTATCAGCATGAACGTTGATAGCTAATAAGTTAGCTGCAAAAGCATCAACGACATCATTCATACCATAAGCTGCTCTTTCCATTGCTTTATCCATTAATTTAGGATTTGTTTGAGCATTATCAACATCTTCAACAGCAAAATTGAAATATTTAGCTTGATCAATCTTTAATTCTTGTTGTTCTCCAGATAAATCTTCAGGAGCTTCAATATCTTCACCTTTTGTATAATCTTTAATTGTTACATTACCAATTTGGTTTACTTTGACAGTATCACCAAAGTTCTTAATTTCCCCTTCATAATCTCTATTTAATAAGTTTAAATATACATGTCTTTTATCTAAATGTCTTAAAAGACGTGCACTCCAAATTGTTGGAATAAAATTTGTTACCGACATATTTTAAATATCCTCCTATTTTTGATTTGACATAATTTTTTGAACTTCATCCCAGTTTTCATTGATCTCTTTAGCTGACATATTTTTAATTGATTCTAAAGAGATTGTTGTATTTCCTGGAACTTTTTTAATTGGAGCATTGCCTTTGATTTTTTCTTCAACTGCTTTTTCTACTGCAGTTTGAAATGCTTTCTCTACAATTTCAATGCTCTTTTTACAAGATTCAGCATCAGTTAAATTAAGAATTTCAGCTAGTTCAGTTGGAATTCCTTTATCAGCTAATTGAACTTTAGCTTGAGCAGTCAATTCTCTACGAGTAATTGCAGCTTCTCTATCATCTAATTCTTTAATTCTTTTTTCTTCCTGATACTTTTTCTTTTCTTTTTCGCTCATTGTTTCTAATTTTTGAGCTTCAGTTTTTTCATCTTCTAAATGTTTTTCCCAAGCTTTACGTTCTTTAGCAATTCTTCCTTGAACGATTTTATCTAATTCTTCTTGGGTAAAAGTTTTTGTTTCTTGGCCACCATTAGGTTCTTCACTTGGTGTACCTTTTCCGCCTTCATTATCTACTGGATCATTATCCGGATTATCATTTTCAGCAAATAATTGAATATCTAAAGGAAACATAAATTTCTTTTTCATAAATACCTCCAGTTAAAGTCCGTAAGACTATCCCATCTTTTAATGTCGTAAGTTTTTGGACAATAAAAAAAGACAATTTCAAACTGTCTATTTATTAGGTTTATTTTCTTTTATTTCTTCTACAACTTTCGCATCCAACAACTCTTTTATGCGATTAGCATCATTGACTTCAAATACATCACCAGCATACCTAACGACACCTGTATTTTTATCAATCATGTTGTGAATGACTTTAAGTTTTGCCATATTTCTTCTTGTTCCTTTCTAATGATTTGTTTTTAGATTTTGGTGGTGGTACATAACAGTCGTATTTTTCATATCTAACATGGCCACAAATCATACACATGTATTGAATTTTCTTAACCAAACAGCTTCTCTTTTTATCAAAGTATTGTTCAGTACGACACTCAAATTCTTGATGATGATGTGGTCTTAATCCTTCAGCCATGAATAATCTCCTTTCTTTAAATTTGAGCAAAAGAAAAACCGACTATTTGTCGGTCTCATCTCTAAATGCATCTTCATAATTTAATTTTCCTGAATTTAAAACGAAATCCCTATCTCGCTTCATTTCTTCTAATTCTTCTTGAGTTTCAACATGTTCACCAACAATAATTTGGTCAACATTCTCATATGTTTGATAAAACATGTAATTTACACCGTCATTTAACGTTGGGTACAATTCAGCTTCAATAGTTGCTAATGCCAAAGAAACTTGTAATGCAAACAAAGGGTCACCATCAAATGAAGGACCTAAATCATTTAAATGGAACATGCCAACTGATTGATCATTGCTATTAAGATACGTCAATTTTAAATCATGTTTAAGACTAGCATATTCATTTGACATTTTTATCACCCTTTTCTTTTTTAATGATTTTGTTTTTCATGTTATTTAACGATTCTTTTGTATAATTTCTATATACCCAAGAGTTATTATCTTTTCCTGATACAATATTTATATTAATATTTGCATCTATAACTTCTTGTTTTCCTATAAGTTCATTATACACTGAATTACAACTAAAACACATATCTTTTTGAGATAGAATATAGATTTCTTCTTCTTTTAATTCACCTTTCAATACCTGATCATAAATATATTCAAAAAACTTGTATTCCGTATCATACTCTCTTGTATAATCATTTTCATGACCTTTATACGGAACAAGTTTAGTATGCGGATGCAATCTTTTTGTTACTGGTGATGTTATTAATTTGCTTTTATCACCTTTATAATTGTTGAAAACATCTTCATTTGTACTTGATATTCTACTAGATGCAATAAAAAAATCATCTCCAATTTTCATTGATGCAACATTTCCTTTGCTAGCTCTCGTTGTCATATATTTATCTTTTGCAACGAATGCCTCTTTATCAAGCTCTAAAATAGTTTTTGCATCAACAGTTCCATAGTCAACTTTATAACGATTAACCGTCCTATAATTATATTTTAGATCATTCCATTGTTCTACATTTTTGTATTTCAAATCTTGAAATTTAGCTAGTGATGAAGGCATATTTTCTTTACCTAAGACATTAATATAAATTTGATACTGTTTCCTATCATTCGATAAATTCTTTGTTTTTTTGATGAAAGTATCAACAGTATCTACACCATGTGTTTCTTGTTGCCTTTTTAACCACTGATCATAATTTTCTTTAACGTCAACAACTTCATCTCTACCAGTAATAGGATTACGTTGTCTTTTCTTCATGGCATCAGTAACACCCTCAATATATGGAATCATATGAGAACGGCAATTAGGATGAAGTGGTGGAACATTAACACCTACTTGTTCTTTTGATGTTTCAACAATACTTCTATCATGTTGTTGACATATCTTTGATGTTCTACTGTCATGTACTGCAATAAACATTTGTTTGTCGATACCAGCATCCTTAAAAGCTTGTTGATCAGCAAATGCTGACATTGCAGCACTTTCGGTTTGAACTAACCGCCTTGCTTGATAAGCACCAACAGCAAACTTATTCATGATAGTATCAGCCATTTCCTTTTCGGTTTTATTTGTTAATACACCTAGCATCATTTCATCTTTCAATGAATCAGCTAATGTGCTTGTATTGTTCCAAATTCTATCAGAATAGTTTTTACCGCTCCACTTAGACTTTAGTGTCTTATCAATCAAACTTGCATCTAATTTATCAAATTGGTAGGCAACATTCATACCTTGTTGAAGATTATAAATATCTTTGTAATAAGCATTAAAAGCACTGTTGATATAACAATCAGTGCTCTTGTCTTTTTCGATATCATAGACTTCTTTCATCAGATTATCTAACTGACTTTGCATATTTTCAAGTCGTTTTATTCTATATTGATAAGCTGGAGCATCAAGTCTTTTTAATAATTCCTCTCTTTGCTGATTAGAGACGTTATTTTTCAACAACCTTTTTAATTCATTATAATCATGATCATTTACCATTGTTGAAAGTAATCTTTTCGCTTCTATTTCTGATAATCCATAATTACTTTTGTATTTTTCGAATATTCCTTCTATTTGATTTTGAGTATAAACACATGCCTTGCTGTATACGCTAGAAATATATTCACTGGATACTTGAGCATCATCTAATATATCAGCAAGTTTTTCTTCTTGACGTTTCTTCCAATATTTCTCATTTTTCATATCAGCCAAACCATTTAATTAGCTTTGCTAGAATTTTGTTTAAGATCTTTACTATTGGAAGCATCATCTTTTGTTTCATCATTACTTTCCTCATTTTGATTAAATGGATTATCACTTTGAGATTTAAACATTTCTTGTTGAAGTTTTACATTTTCTTCATTTTCTTGTTTAACTTTTTCTATCTCACTTGATGCATCTTCAACAAAAGGAAGTTGTTCAATCAATGTTTCAGTAGATACCTTACCACTTAAGTTAGCAATCATTTGAGCAAGCTCATTTAAATTTTTAGGTAACTGACGAGTAAATGTAATTTTTACATTGTTAGGATTGACAGCAATAGCTTTAAGATTTAAGTAATTACAAAATAATTCAATTCTTCTTTTTAGAGCTTTCTTGTAATACTTTTCTTTTTCACCTGTAATCATTTGTAAGCCAAGCAATTTGTATTCCATAGCCACTCCTGAACTGTTTCCTACAAAATTTTCATCAGTTAAATTAGGAACATGAGAAAATGTATAGATGTCTTCTTTGATTGCTTTTCTTAAAATCTCCATACCATTTTCATCAAAAGTTCTAGAAATATACTCAGCTCTTGCATCTGCAGGTAATTCTAAAAGCCCATTCTCTTTTAAAATCTTCATGACTTCGCTTACTTCTTCATTATCATCACCCATCAATGTTCCGTAAATAACAAGCAACGCTTCAACAAACTGTTCCTTATCGTTTACACGATCACTCGTTAATTTATTGTAAGCATCAATCAATGATATTTGCTGTTCAAAATCACCAATACATAATTTATTATTGCGATATTCAATGATAGGAACATTTCCAAAATAATGAGGTACTGGTTCATTAACCATTTGATGTTTTTGACCACTGCACTCAAGTATCATTGTATTAACATAGTTCTTTGTACAAACAGTAGCGCGATAGCAATACTTACTTGTAATTGCATCTTTGTAGCGATAATAATAGACACCAAACAAAAGATTTTGCTCAATCGTATCATCATATACAAGAAATGTATGATCAGCTTCTATATTTCTTAAAGCAATTTCAGTAGTATCTTGTTTGATGTAAACATATTCATAAGCAACACCACAAACACTCATATCATGCGCATTATCACTATCGACATCATCAACATCTGCTCTATCAAAAGCTTCCGTTAATTTATCAATATTTTCCTGTCCCTCATCATCAAAACTCGCATAAGAAATAGGACTGTTCATAAAATAACCAGTAGCGGTATCACTGATATCTTTAGCATGATTACACACAATACGATTGTTTGCTGATGTCTTTAGTTTTTTTCTTCTATGCCTTATATCATGATTTCCTTCATAATATCTTTGATTCTTTTTTATTCTTCCAACCAATGTACGGTGTTTAGTAATCAGCTGTTCTATTTGAATCATATTCAACTGAGTTTCATCATAAGTTGTACTATCTATTGTGAACATGTACATACGGGTACCTCCTAATTTTCATATCTAGCACGGTTCTTGCCTGCTCTAGCTTTACTTTGGATAATGTCGGCTTCACAACCATATCGTGCAGCATCAATTGTATGGTTATTTTTATCAGGAAACTCACCTTTAAGATTTCCTTCTTTATCTTTTTCAATTTCATAATCATTAAACTCCCTTGAAGCATTTGGACAACGAATTGGATCTATAATAATTTGTTCTAAATCCTGTAACCATTTAATACCATTTTCTACACTGTCCGGTCCTTTCTTTGCTCCAGTTACTTTTAATCCTAGTAACTTAAATTCATTGATAGTACGAGGCTCCGCGCTATCACATGTTACTAATTTATTTAATGGATTTAACCTCTTGATTTTCTTAACCGCTTTAGCATTAGAAAGACGAGTACCATATACTTCTCCAAAAATAAAAAGACGTCTTCGCGTCTTGTCATAATGCATTTTTAAATAAGCTAATGGATCTCCTGCATATCCAAAGTCCAAACCATTTTTTAATTTATCAAAAGTTTGTATTTCTTCACTTGTAATTTCTCTAATTGAAAGATTGGTGAACACTTCACCACCTGTACCAGTAACTTCACCTAAATAATCATGATTATACTTTTCAGGGTTAACTTTTTTCATGTGTTCAGCTTCAATTAGAAATTGTTCTCCAAGCCACTCTTGAGGGGCCTGAAGATACGTTGTGTGTGAAACTAATGTATCAGGTCGTTTGATAAGAACTTGTTTATTACACCAATTCCTTTGTGATTCAGGCGGGTTGAATGAATAAAACACACAATATTCAGGGCCTCCACGTAAAAGTGACTGATTGATGTTCGTTATCTTATCGTAACTTTCAAATTCATCACATTCTTCAAACCACACATACTTGATATATCCTACAAATACTTTTGTTGATTTTAGTTTTTTAGGATTATCAGCACCTTTAAAAATGATAACCTGACCAGTAGGTTTATACGTCATTTGAAGCTTAGAATCAGGAATATCCCAATCATCTTCAGCTTTCAACATGTAAATGGCCCATTTGATTTGCTCATAAACTGAACCTCTCAATGTGTCTTTTACACGTCTAATTACTACCGCATTGCTCATCAGTCCTTTTTGTGCATCTCTCATGATGCCTAAAGGAATTTCAGTACCAATACATGAAGATTTAAGAGAACCTCGGCCACCTTTTAACCAGTAATGCGTATAATCATTGTTTTTAATATGTTTATGTACATCATAGAATGCAGGACCAATAATAGATTTTAAACTAACCTTCATCTATATCATCTACAATCACCGTTTTACCATTTGATGTAATATCAACGTTGTCTTTAAACATACCAAAACGTTTTCCTAATAACTCAGCTGCTTTTAATTTTTCCTTTTCATCAGGCTCTTTTTCAACAATTTCCTGACAACCATCACCACACATAGAAAGAACACTAGATAAGCTTTTACCTCGCATAACTGACGTTAGATATTCCATGACTTCTTGAATATCAGCAGTGTTCTCATTATGTATCTCTTCCAGTCGTTTGTTGATATATTCAGCAATATCTTTCTTTTTCAAAAGCTTATTTGCTCTAACACCTGCAGCGTTATCGGTTTTAATGTTTTTATATATTGCTCTATAGGCACGTGTGCCATTTAGATCCTTTAGATATTCATCACAAAACAGTTTTTGTTTTTCGGTCATAATGACACACCTCCTTTGTTTACTGTTGGTCGCAGGACTAGGAGTCAAACCTAGAATACAAGCTTAAGAGACTTGCGTGATATTATTTCACCATCCTGCCTTGTAAAACAAAAAAAGCTCTCGTTTGAGAACTTTTTTTAAAACATACATCATTGAAGGGAAAGTAATGTCTTTCATCAAAACCTTACGATACCATAATACCACCAAATGAGGGGAGAATCTTCCACATAGATGCACTTTTTTACTGTTTTTCTAATAAATTTTTCAAAATATTGTCAGCTTTTCGATATAAGCTTTTGATGTTAGTAATGTTGTAACGTTCCATGCATTGATGCTTTGGAAGATTGTAATAAAAATCTTCAATGAATTTTCTATCAAGCGCATCCATATGATCAAGATAATACTCAACAGTTTCAATACGCACATTCCAAAATTCAAGTTCTTCTTCAAAAGAATCATTGCCATATTCCTTGATGTAGTTATCAACTGCATTTTTCAACTCATCTTTTTTAGCAATCAGATGATTGTACTTATCAACGCTATCCTGAACAAAGCCACCTAATCCATCACTTTTACCAGGAGACTTGATTTGACTTAATTTTCCCTCTACCTCTAAAAGTTCATTTTTAAGCGATTTGAGAGGAGTTTCATACTCCTCAATTAATTTGTCACGTTCTTTGTTTAAACTCTTATATGCACGAAATTCATTGCGCATAATTGATAATGTGTGTATTGGTATCATCTATTACCCTCCTTCTTAACATTTCTTAACGTTTTTTTCTATTTTTCTTTATATAATAATTTTTTATACATGACAATAGCATCTTTCAATGTCATGTCATATGGCACATATTGAAAGTATCCTCTTTCTTTCATACCAAGTAAAAGAGGGACTTCATCAAAATGATTATCAAGCCCACTAGTTAATTCTTCTAACTCTTGCAATAAGTCCAATTCAAACTTTGTCATTGTTTTATCCTTTCTCATTCACTTGATTTGATATCTATAATTCCATTTTCAACAACTTCTTTTGCTGGAAAGAATTGAATATCATAAGCATAAGGATTTTCTTTTTTAGCTTCCGTTTGAATACAAGTGTATGTAACATCGTTTGATAGATGTGCATAAAATAATTTGTATTTTCCTTTCCCTGTTTTAATAGTTACGTTTAAATCTCCATCATCGTCACTATTAAGAGAAATCTTTCCTTCCACAGTAAACAATGGATCATTTGTTCTTGTATTAAGAGCAACAACTTTTCTTGTAATTTTAAAATTGTTTGCATCTTCTCTAATATTCCAATTAACTCTAGATGCTTTTGAACACCCAGTTAAAGCAAATACACTTGCTAATATGATTAATACTTTTTTCATTTACTTGTTCTCCTTCTTTGGAATGTGATTTCTTTCTTGATAAATTTCTACTTCTTCTTCAACTGACTTTAATAAATTCTTTTCTCTTACTAGATCCTTTTCACTTGCTTCTGGTCTAGTGATATAATACTGCAAAGCATGCTTGACTGTTTGCATTTTTCTATAATATGTGCTCATTTTTACCTCTTTCTGTATTTTTCTTTATATAATTTGTAATTTTCTTGCTGTAAATTGCAATTTCTTTCTTTTAAAGTTCTAATATATAAAGCAAAATCCATTCTTTCATCTTTTAAATCGATAATTATTGCTATCAATACTACAATTACATAAATTAAAATTATAAGAACTATAATTAAAGCTTCTTCCATAATTTTTTACTCAATCTTAATATAAAAATCGTCTTTCTCTATTTTCTTCTTTTTGAGTTTTTTAAGAGCTTCTTTGCTGTTTTCTTGTCTGATAAGATAATAAGTTAATTCCTGATTAAAAAGGCTTCTTATCCTGCAATAATTAATACCTCTAGTAAGTTCTTCTTTTGTGCCGCTTTCACAAACTCTAACCTTTATTTTTGCCGTGAGTGGATTTACTTCTCTTTGCACAATGCTATACATTTCTTTCATTTTTATTTACCTTTTCCATCTGGCATATAAATTTTCATTAATTCTTCTTCATTATCAACGCCAAAATGTGTACATAAATTTCTAACTGTAACTTTCATAGATTGAACTTCATGTCTATAATCGTGAACGTCGTCTAACAATTTTGAATATTTATTTTCTAGTTGATCACAATAAATTTCTAATGTTTCAGTATATTCTTCTAGAAATTCAAATTCTTCAACTTTCGGTCTATTCATGTAACCACTTCAACTCCTTACATTGCTGATTGATCGCTTGGAGTTCTTCAACATATATTCCATTACCATTTATTTCGATAAAATGTTGATTTTCCGTATAAAATTCAATGCGATCTTTATTCGATATATTTTCATACTTGATTTTTCTTAGTTTATCACCCATAAACTCCATTGATATTTTTTTATATCCTAGTTTTCTAAACATTTCTTTTGCTGTCATATCTTTTTCAACCTTTCTTGCTCTCTTTTGGCTTTTTCTACTTTAAAAGCAAACACTTGATCATCATCAATGTTAAACATAACTTTCAATTGATATAACATGATTTCCACATCAGCTATTTCTTCAATTAAATTGGCATAATACTCCGGTTCAGCTGGTCTATCAGCATAACGCAACATTTTATTTGTTGCTTTAATTAACTCTGCACACTCTTCCATCAACTGACGGCATTGTGCTTCTTTGCCATATTTGATAATTGATTGGTTGAAAGTATAGTTCAACATATTATTTTCATTTTTAGTGATTTTGTATTTTTCAATCAGCCCATGTACGGTTTCATCGTCTTTTGCATCTTGAAAATATTCTCTTTCTTTCATTTCACGTAAAATAGGTATTCCACCAAAACGTACATTCACTTCGTAAAGTAATTCATCTACTGCTAACAATAAATCTAATTCAAAATCTTTTTTATTTTTCATTTTTCTCGTTCCTTTCTATTTTTTCAATAAACCAATCAATAAACTTAAATAATTCATAATAATCACTAATTACTCCAAAACGGGCAAAATTTGGGCTTTCTTCACTTTTTTTTCCATTGATTTCTATAAATTGAAACCTTAAACAGGCCGTATAATCGTATTGTTCACCCAAATAACTTTCTTCAAATTGAATACAGTTTTCGCTATTTTTTTCAACTACAGCAATTAAATAGATTTGAAAACCCGGTTCCTTACCACATAATATTTTTAGATCAGGATAGAATTTTTTCAAATTAGCTGCTACTTCTTTGAAGTTTTCGTTTCGTAGATCATCTTGATTCAACCCAGACATATCACGATACATTGTTTCCTCAAATAAACTTTGTTGTCTCATTTTTTAAAACCTATTCCCAATATAATCAAGTAAGCTTGGTTGATCTTTGCACATTCTCAAAGAACAACGCTTCTTGTCATGATTGAAATATTTACATGATGGACATTTCTTACGATCAACTGGCTTTGCAACATCTTCTTTCCTCATTTGGAATCACCCTCACTTACTGGACTATGTTCTAAATTCCACTCCCTTGGTGCTTTACTCATACATCTACAAACGGGATCAAGCTTACAATCTTTACACTCATCATGAGAATAACAGTAATTTTTAAGAGCTTGTAATGAAACGTAATCATCAATGTTAGTTGTTTTAATCATTCTAATTCCTCCAATCGAATGTATATACCTGGTATGTCCGCCCAGAACTTTTCAATCAGCTCACTGGCCACTCTTGAATCATTTACATAGAAACCTAACCTTTCCATGATATCCTTCAATGCTTTATTCAAATCATCCGTATCAGGCTTGGTATATTTGTACTCCCCATCATGATGTTTACCAGCAACAGGAAAGCACCACCTTACGATTAATCTTAAAGGTCCATCAAAAGGCTTTTCAGGAATATGTGGTATCAAATGGGCTTTAAGTTTTTCTTTTGCACTTTTAAGTTCTGGTGGATCATAAAACTTCTTTGTGCCCATGTTCACCTTATGCTGTTGAGCAGTTGTAGTAGGCGGAAGCATAGGCATAAAAAATTCTATTTTTCTTTTTTGATTTTTTATCATTTTTTTAACTAGGTGCTCTAGGTTTGGTGCCCTTTAGTGTGCAGGGTGAATGTTGTTGTGCGTGAGCTATCGCACAACGTTCATCCCCTGCATTAAAGGGGTGCGACAAAATATTTATATATATTTATATATATAGGTCGTGCGCACCACCCTATGCGACATGCGACACACCATGGTCGTGCGCACCCTTAATTATCCTTTCTTCTAATATATCTTTTTCCATCTTCTCCATAATAAGCTTCAAAATTTTCAAGCAACTCTTTGTTACATCTTTTCCCTTTGCCTAACCACGCAAGTAACGTTTTTGATGAAGTGTCTAATTTCTCAGCTAATTCAATTGCTGGTACTTCTCTACCTTCTATTTCAATATTTGAGAATTCTATTTCAAACTGATTTACTTTCTTGTTTTTAGCTTTAACTGCTTGTTCTTGTCTTCTTTCTTTAGCCTTTTCCCATTGAGGTTTTACATCATCAGGATCAATATCTTGAAGTGCTCCATCTTCATCCAATACATGTACTGGATATTCAAAATAAAGGTTTACTGGCGGAAACTTTGAGAATTCTCTCAATGTTCCTTCAATTCTCCATGCAGTAATTGATGTAGCTTTTGAACGTGCTTCATTGATAAGATTATCAAGTTCTTTGTAGTAGTCATGGCCAAGCTTACTTTTACAAAAATCAATCATGATAGTTTGTGATAAAACATCATCTTGAGATAGTTCATTTAAAAGTTCAGGTCTATGTTCTTTTAAGTAATCGACACAAACTCTACATGCACTCATATTTCTTAACTGTTTGTAATGTGATTCATTTAGTTCCAATTCAATTAAATCTAGCAATGCATCAGGATCACGTGCAAATACACCTGAACCACTAGCACGGTCCATACTTCTTTTACCACCTTGAGAACCTTTCGAATGGTGATGGCAGTAGATTACTGATGTGCCCAACTCATTACAAATCTTGTCAAACTGGTTACAGAAATTAGCCATTTGGTCAGCACTGTTTTCATCCCCAGTAATAACTTTGTAGATTGGATCTATGACTACTGCTATATAATCCTTTTTAGAAGCTCTTCTAATCAATTTAGGGGCAAGTTTATCCATAGGAATAGATTTACCCCTTAAATTCCAAATATCGATATTAGACAAGGAATTAGGCTTAATGCCAAGTGCTTTATAAACATCCTTGAATCTATGCAAACATGATGGTCTATCCAACTCCAAATTGACATACAATATTCTTCCTCGAGCACACTGCCATCCAAACCATTTTGTTCCTTCAGCAATCGCGATACACATCTCAATCAATGCAAATGACTTACCTGCTTTACTAGGTCCAGCAATAAGCATCTTGTGTCCTTGTCTTAGAATTCCTTCTATTAATGGTGGTGCAAGTTGAGGCATATCGTCCCAAAATTCACTCAATGATTCAGGATCAGGTAAATCATCATTGATGCTTTCAATCCATTCATACCACTCTTCCCAGGAACTTTTACCAATGTTGGTATCAACAAGAAATTGTTTTCTTCCATTTCTTGTAATTCCTGGCATTCTTGAAAGTCTCGAAGGATTTCTATTTTGAGTATCAACATCTAGTCCGTTCTTTTTACAAATGTTATAGAGATAATCAACACGCTTACGATATTCTTTCATATCTGCAGCTTCGATTTTTACAATCGCATGTAGGCTTTTACCACCTGAATGAACTAAACAAGCTATTGGAAGTTCTAATTCTCTCAATACTGCATTTTGTTCTTCGATTGCCATTGAATCGCTTTCTACAAGAGCATATTTAAAATCAGTCACATTTTGGTTCTTACAGCCTTTTCCATCCAACGGGTTAAATCGTATCCATGCACCTGCTTCTTCGTTGTAGTCGCCTAAAACTGCACCTATATCACCTTTGCAATTATTCAACTGTTGTATAAGCTTTCCTGCTGTTCTATCCCAGCACCCTTGTGTTGGCAGATGTTTTTCATCTTTAAGCCATGTTTTTGTTACATAGCCTACATTTTCAGTAGAATCAAAAAGTGTTTCCAGATAAGTAATTAATTCAGCTACTGGATTCCAGTTAAGAGGCTCTTTGACCTCTTTCCCTTCAATCCAATTCTTATCAACTATGACCTGTTCATCTTTATCAATAACATCATTCCAGTCAAGTTCATGGCCACTTTCTTTAATTGGTGGAATCCACCCCTGATTTTTAGCATACTGAACAATAGTTCCGCCTGTTACACCTGAACCAGTAAAAGACTCCCATTTTCTATAGCATTCATTTTTATGATATCTTTTAGAATCACGTTGACTCCAGTAATCCCAGTCACTAGCCACATATCCTTCATATTTGAGTGCCATTCCAACATTGCACCATTCCTGATAATCAAGCAAAGAAGGATCTATATTATTCAGTATTTCTAATAAATCAGTTGTATACTCCATTGTTAATCTCCTTCTTTATAAGTTGCTGGATCTATTCCATGGGGAACTCTCCACCCTGAAGCAGCTATTCTATTGATTAATTTTCTAGCTGATTCAAATGACCATGTGCCTACTTGTTTAAATCCTTTATTTTCAAGAAGTCTTATTTGTTTAGGTGTTGCTAAGCCTTCTTCTTGTCTTTTATGTAATCTATCAAGTAGCAATGTTGCTTTTCCTGCATTGTCTACACTGTCAGGATAGATTCCATATTTTTCTAATGCTTTAATTTGTTTCTCACTTGCTGGTGCCATTTCCCAACCAAATGTAGGAACGTAACTTTGTAGGTCTTGGTCCATAATACTCATTTCAAATTGCAATGGATCAACAAGCTTTCTTTTTCTTTTACGCATTTCAGCAAGCTGTTTAGCAAGTGATTCTTCTCTTTGAGCAACGACATCACTTACAGCTTGTTCTTCAGCTTCTTCTATATCTATAGCTTCAAGTACATCTTCAGGAAGTGCTGAACTTGCCATTGTTTCTAAATTTTGTGTCATTTTCTTGGCCACTTCCTCGTTTTCGCAAATCAAGTTGGCTGGATGGCATAGTTCATGACGTTCCGTATGCCATAAGAAATCTAGTAGTAATAGGTGGTCCTTACCTTTGCATAGACGAGTACCACGACCGACCATTTGTGAATAAAGACTTCTCACCTTCGTTGGTCGCAAAACGATAATGCAATCTACTGATGGACAATCCCATCCCTCAGTTAGAAGCATCGAATTACATAAAACGTTATATTTATCATTTTCAAAATCTTTTAATACTTCTGCACGATCTTTACTGTCTCCGTTGACTTCAGCAGCTTTAAATCCATTATTATTTAGAATATCTCTAAACTTTTGAGAGGTTTTTACTAAAGGTAAGAAAACAACTGTCTTTCTATCTTTACAGTACTTTTTCATTTCTTGAGCTATCTGTTCAAGATATGGATCTAACGCAGTCCCTATATCACTTACCTTGAAGTCACCAGACTGAACTCCGACCCCGGACAAATCCATCTTTAGCGGTAACGTAAGTGCCTTTATAGGTGTTAGATAACCTTCTTTGATAGCTTTTGGCAATGTGTACTGATAAGCTAGACTTTCAAAGTAGCTTCCTAAATTTTTCATATCTCCTCTATCAGGTGTAGCAGTTACACCTAAAACTTTAGCTGTATCAAAATATTCTAAAACTTTTTGATAGCCACTACTTAAGCAATGATGCGCTTCATCAATAATAATCGTGTCAAAATAATCTTTAGAAAACTGTTCTAAACGTTTTTCTCTTTGCAACGTTTGAACGGACCCGACAACGATCCTGAACCAGCTTCCTAGGCAAGTCTCACTTGCTTTTTCAACAGCACATTTAAGACCTGTAGATTTTGCAATCTTATCATTTGCCTGATCTAACAGTTCTCCTCTATGTGCCATAATAAGAACTCTATCCCCTGATTTAACACAGTCTTTAGCAACTTCCGCAAAGACTATCGTTTTTCCACATCCAGTAGGCAAAACCAAGAGAGTCTTTTGGACTCCCTTGTTCCATTCTTCAAATATCGAATCGTGTGCCTCTTTTTGGTATGGTCTTAATTCCATTAGAATTGTCCTGCACTAAAAGTTGGTTTTTGAGGTGCTTCATCTTTTGGATAGAATTTTTTGATGTCATTGTATTCATTTCCGTTATAAGTTCTTGTACCGATTTTACATCTTCCAGTTGACCCAGGAACTGATGGCCAGTTCATTCTTAATGGTTCACCTTTTTTCTT